TTATATAACATATGACCTAGAAAGTAATTCTTATAACATACATATTAAAAAAAACAATGAGGTATTGCCATGGAAGAGATTTAACTCTAACATGGCTATATCTATTGAGTATGATTTAGAATATTAATGAAAAGTGTTTATGACTTTATAATTGAACCGTTAGGTGAAACTTATAATAATAAAAAAAACGTAGCTGGTAAAGAGCTAGTGTTAAATACTAAAATAGAGAACTACAAGTTTATAAACAATGTAGCAAAAGTATTAGAAACACCCTTAGCTTATGATACACCTATAAATAAAGGTGATTTAATATTAATACATCATAACGTTTTTAGAACTTTTTATGACGTAAAAGGTATAAAGAAAAAATCTAGATCTTACTTTAAAGATGATAGTTATTTCTGTGCTTTAGATCAAATATATCTTTATAACCCTGGTGATAAATGGAGATCAGTAAACGATAGGTGCTTTATAAAACCCTTAGAATCTAAAGACTCACTAAGAACAGATAAAGAGCAAAAGCTTGTTGGTATATTGAAAATAGGTAATAGCTCCTTAGAAGAGCTAGGAATAAACGAGGGAGACTGCGTTGGGTATACTCCTTACGGAGAATATGATTTTGTGGTAAATGAAGAGCGTTTATATTGTATGAAATCAAATGATATTGTAATTAAATATGGAAGTAAAGAAAACCAAACAGAATATAATCCAAGCTGGGCAAATAGCGGTTGAAGAGTTAATCAAAGTCGCTAAAGAGCCCATTATAGATTTTGGCCCTGACATATCTGCAGATAGATTAAAAAATGCTGCAGCTACAAAAAAGCTAGCTATATTTGATGCGTTCGAGATATTGCAAAGAATTCAAGAAGAGGAAAATATTATAAACGAAATACCTAAAGAGGCTAAAGAGGAAAAGTCTTTTAAAGGTTTTGCTGAAGGAAGATCTAAGAAATAATGTATCAACAAGATCTATATAGAGTATTAAAAAACCACGTTAAACCTAAGATTCTTAAACGAATGAATAGGTATAATAAGTGGGAGTATGGATATAACGAAGACCACGATATGGTGGTTATATCTAAGACGGGCAAGATAGGTGAGATATATGAAATTCAAAACCTCAAAATAGCATTACCAGAAAAACCTGAAATTGTTGAAACTTTAGGGAATAACAAGTGGGAAAGAAAACAATTACCAATAGCCTTTAAAAAAATAAAAACAATATTTGATTGGGAAGATTATCCATCTGATTTTAAAGAACAATGGTATGATTACATCGATAAAGAGTTTACTTACAGGGAAGAAGGTTTTTGGTTTATTAATAAAAACAATCCTACCTATATTACTGGCACTCACTATATGTACTTGCAGTGGTCCAAGATTGATGTTGGGAAACCAGATTTTAGAGAAGCAAACAGATTATTCTTTATCTTTTGGGAAGCTACAAAAGCAGATGACAGATGCTATGGAATGTGCTACCTTAAAAACCGTCGATCAGGGTTTTCATTTATGTCATCAGCAGAAGCAGTCAATCTCGCTACAATGTCTACAGACTCAAGATACGGAATATTATCCAAATCTGGTTCTGATGCAAAAACAATGTTCACAGATAAAGTTGTACCAATATCCGTTAACTACCCGTTTTTCTTTAAACCAATCCAAGACGGTATGGACAGACCTAAAACTGAACTTGCTTACAGAGTACCTGCCTCAAAGTTTACTCGTAGAAAATTGGAAGCCAATGAAAAAACCCAAGAGATCACTGGTTTGGATACTACCATCGACTGGAAAAACACTGGTGACAATGCCTACGATGGAGAAAAATTAAAACTACTTGTACATGACGAAAGTGGAAAGTGGGAAAGACCTAACAACATACTTAACAATTGGCGTGTTACAAAAACAACACTTAGACTAGGATCAAGAATTATTGGTAAGTGCATGATGGGAAGTACTTCAAATGCTCTAGATAAAGGAGGAGATAATTATAAAAAATTATACTATGATTCAAACGTCAAAGAGAGAAACGCCAATGGACAGACTCGCTCAGGACTCTATTCTTTGTTCATACCTATGGAATGGAACTACGAAGGATACATTGATTCTTATGGCATACCTGTATTCGACACACCAACTAAGCCTGCGGAAGATCCGCATGGTATCAAGATAAAACAAGGTGTTATAGGATATTGGCAGAATGAAGTCGATGGATTAAAAGGCGATCAAGACGCTTTAAATGAATTTTATAGACAATTCCCAAGAACAGAAGAACACGCTTTTAGAGACGAAGCTAAGTCGTCTTTGTTTAATCTAACTAAGATATACGAACAAATAGATTATAACGGTGACGTAGGTAAAACAAAGCTAGTAACAAGAGGTAATTTTATATGGGAAGGTGGAGTAAAAGATACAAAAGTTCTATTCGCACCTAATACTAACGGAAAGTTCTACATAACATGGGTGCCTGATATACATCAGCAAAATCAAGTTATAATAAAAAGAGGTATAAAATACCCGGCGAATGATCACATGGGCGCTTTTGGATGTGATCCATATGATATATCTGGTACGGTAGATGGTAGAGGTTCTAATGGCTCTCTACATGGTTTAACTAAGTTTAGCATGGATAATCATCCAGCTAATCATTTCTTTTTAGAATATATAGCTAGGCCTCAAACAGCTGAAATGTTTTTTGAAGACGTACTTATGGCTTGTGTGTTTTACGGTATGCCAATACTAGCTGAAAACAATAAACCTAGATTACTTTATCATTTTAAAAGAAGAGGTTATAGAGGTTACGCAATGAACAGACCGGATAAATTAAAACTATCTGTAACGGAAAGAGAGATAGGTGGAATACCTAACTCAAGTGAAGATATAAAACAAGCTCATGCAGCTGCTATTGAGTCTTATATAGAAGACTTTGTAGGTTTAAGGTCAACCGGAGACTATGGAGACGTGTATCTTCAAAGAACTTTAGATGATTGGTCTAAGTTTAATATAAACAACAGAACGAAGCATGATGCTTCTATTAGTTCTGGATTAGCTTTAATGGCTTGTAATAAAAACAAATACAGACCAATACCAATGAACGTAGTAAAAAACTATGATCTAGGTTTTAAAAGATATAATAATAAAGGAACAATATCAAAAATAATTGAATAAATGAAAATGTATACTAACTCAAATAGCGCCTTTCCAAGTCAGGTAGTACCGGATGCAGAAAAAGCTTCGTGGGAATACGGTTCGCAGGTAGCACAGGCTATTGAGACAGAATGGTTTAATCAAGGAAGAACTAACGGTAATAGATATCTTACTAGTTTTAATAATTTTCATCATTTAAGATTATACGCTAGAGGAGAGCAACCTGTTCAAAAATACAAAGACGAGTTATCTATCAACGGTGACTTAAGCTACTTAAACCTAGATTGGAAGCCAGTGCCTATTTTATCCAAATTTGTAGATATAGTTGTTAATGGCATATCTAGTAAAGAATATGATATTAAAGCTTACTCTCAAGACCCAGAGTCTGTAAAGAAAAGAACCATGTATGCAACTTCTGTTGCTGAAGATATGTTTGCTAGGGAACAAATGCAAGCAGCTCAACAAAGTTTAGGTATAGACTTACAGAGAACTTCACTACCTCCAGATGAAATACCTAGAACTCAAGAAGAACTAGAGTTGCATTTACAGTTAAGTTATAAACAATCAATAGAGATTGCAGAAGAAGAAGCTATAACAACTACATTAGCTAAGAATAAGTGGGAGTTAACAAAACGTAGATTAAACGAAGATTTAGTAGTTTGTGGTATTTCTTGTGCTAAAACAAGTTTTAATACAGCGAATGGTATAACTTTAGATTATGTTGATCCAGCTTACTTAATTTATTCATACACTGAAGATCCTAATTTTCAAGATATATATTACGTAGGTGAAGTAAAATCAATAACTATACCTGAACTAAAAAAACAATTTCCAGATATTTCAGAAGAAGAATTGCAAAGAATTCAAGAAATGCCTGGCAACAAACAATATATAACTGGCTGGGGTAATTACGATAACAATACTGTTCAGGTTATGTATTTTGAATACAAAACTTATATGAACCAAGTTTTTAAGTTAAAGATAACTGAAAACGGTTTAGAAAAAATAATAGAAAAAACAGACGAATTTAATCCTCCACCTAATGACGGATTTGAAAGAGTAAGTAGGTCAATAGAAGTTTTATACACTGGCGCTAAGGTGTTAGGAACGAATACTATGCTTAAGTGGCAATTAGCAGAGAACATGACTAGACCATCGGCAGACACTACTAAGGTAGAGATGAACTACGCTATTGTTGCACCTAGAATGTACAAGGGCAAAATAGAGTCTATTGTAAGTAGATGCACAGGTTTTGCAGACATGATACAGTTAACACATTTAAAAATGCAACAGGTGTTATCTAGAATGGTTCCAGATGGAGTATTCTTAGATATGGACGGATTAGCTGAGGTTGATCTAGGTAATGGTACAA